TCAATTAAGTTTTTAACATTTTTTGTTATTCACAGAATGATTTTTATATATTCGTGCCATTAACTAATAAAAACAAAACAAATGGAACTATTAAACACAGAAAGATTTGAAATAATAGGACAATATGAGAGTATTTCAGAAGAATATTATTATAAATATACTATTGATAAAGAACTAAAAGAACTTATAGAAAAAATTTTGGGTGTAGATATTATGAATTACTGCTATACAAAGAAAAACAAAGATGGTAATTATGAAATAATAGTAATTAATTACTCAACACATTGTATAATAAACAGCATATTTGAAACAGAAAATATAATACCAACATTAAAAGCTAATACTGGTAAAGGTAGTGATAGATGGTGGGTAAATGAATAACTAACAAGGTGGTATAAAAGCCACCTTTTTTTATTACAACTATGAAGAAAGAATTAATCAATACAGCATTACTAATAACAGCCTTTTATATAGGCTATAAACTAATTACATTTTTATTAATTAATACTTAAACAAATGGCAAGGACAAGAACCTTTTATGTTGAAGAAAAAGATAATGATGTTATCAATGAGTTTGTTGATATACACATTAAAAGACAAGAACAAGCAAGGCTTGATGGCAAAAGTATAAGACCATACAGCTATTCAAAAACACTTGTGAGCTTGATAACTGAATATGTTGAACAAAACAAAAAGAAATAATATGGAGACAACAATTAAGCAAAGTAAAATAGTATTTAATCTAAGTGACTTAGATGAATTTGGCACACCTTTTAATACTGAGGTTAAAGTTTATAAGAACTCACCTGATAGCAAAACAGTAATTGAATTTGAACTGGATGGTACACACCACCATTTGCTAAGAGATGAACTTGAAAAACTTTTAAAAGTATTAAAAACAATAAAGCAATCACTATGATAGATCAAGAAGCTTACAATTACTATCAAAGGCAAAAAGAAATCATAGATAGTTGGAGACAATATGACTACATTCAGAAGCTTTACAATAATTTAAGGTCAGTAGTTTATGAATTAAACTGGCTTAAAAGCAATTATAAAGCAAATCAAAAATACAAGACTATTAACAAATTTGAATATATTAAACAACTTAACAAATGTATGTTAGAGGTTGAAGATATAATAAGAAAGTTAAAGCTTGTAAATGCTTACAATGAAATCACAAGAGCAAATAAAATAAAAGAAATAATAATTAAATTTAAAAAAACAATTAACAATGAATAAACTAAAAACAGTAAACATTAAAGGCAAGGAATATGTTACAGTTAATGAAAGACTAAAGTATTTTAGAAACAAATTTACTGGCTATTCTTTAACAACAGAAATAACACACATCAATGAGAATGGTGTTATAATTAGAGCAAGTATAAAGAATGATGAAGGTGTTGAGGTTGCCAGTGGTTATGCTCACGAAAAGCAAAACAGTAGCTTTATAAACAAGACTTCATTTATTGAGAACTGTGAAACATCAGCTTGGGGTAGATGCTTAGGCAACTTTGGAATAGGTGTAGATGAAAGTGTTGCAAGTGCTGATGAAGTAGCTAATGCAATTAATAACCAATGATAACAATTTATATATTAACTATGATAGGTTTATTAAGCATTTACTTATCAATAAAAAACAGCAAATGGACAAAGAACAATTAATAAATAAATTATCATTGTTAGATGCTTCAGCATTTAGATGTATTAATTATGTTGAAACAGGAATATTCAACAGAGAAACAATAAATTATAGAACTAATTTAAACAAGGTTTATAGTAAGTTAGACATAGAAAATTTAAAACAATTATTAAAAATCAGAACAAATGAAAAAAGATAGATTAAGCTATTCAGCACTAAGTCAATTTAGTAAAAGTCCTAACCATTTATTAAGCTACTGGAAGGATGAATTTGAACCAACACCAGCAATGCAATTTGGATCACTACTTCACAAAATGATACTTGAAGCAGATGATTTTCACAATGAGTATGTTGTATTTGAAGGAACAAGAAGAGGTAAAATTTGGGATGAATACAAAACAATTAATGAAGATAAAATAATTGTTACTGGCAAAGAATATAACATTGCAAGAAATGTATATGATAAAGCAATGAAAAGTGATATGCTAAGAAAGTTATTAATGGAAACCAATGAAACTGAAAAGCATATTGAATGGCAGTATAATGAAGTTAATTATCACGGCTATTGTGATATGGTTGGTGAAGATTTTATTGCAGATATTAAGATTGTAGCTGATGCTGGAGAAAAGTTTGCAAGAGATTTAAGATACAATGATTATTCTTTACAAGCTGCAATGTATTTAAAAGGCTTACCTAAAGCTAATTATTATATTATTGCAATAGAAAAAACAAGTCCTTACAATGTACAAGTTTATAGATTTGGAGATTTATTACTTGGCAATGCAGAAAAAAGATACTACTATTTAAATGAACAATACAAAGACTGGAATGGTGAACCACAAAGCTATTCAAGTGGTATAGTTACAATAGGTGCAAATGAATTTATAAGTGTTTAATTAAAATAAATAAAAATGAAAACAGAAAAAAAAAGTAAGATTACACCAAATGTGTATAATATTGAGTTAATTGAAAAAGCTGATTTTTTAAAAGATGAAGAAAACAGTGATGATATTTTTATAAAAATATATAGCAACGGTAATATATGGTTAAAAACAGAAGATGATTTAAATCATATATGGATTGACCAAGATGTCTTAAAAAAAATAATTGAAGCTTCAAAACTTATAGAAATTGATACAAATATTTTTGAATAATAACTAAAAAATAAATAAAAATGAGTGAAAAAACAATTTACTGTGGATCAGGCAAAAAACAAAATGAAACCTGGTTAAAAGCAACAATTAACATTGACAAGATTAAAGACCATATTGAAGAATTTAAAGGTCACAAGTTTGTTAGGTTAAACATCAACATCAAAGATGAAGCTGATGAATATGGCAAAAATGTTTCTATAAGTGTTGACAAGTGGCAACCTGAAGAACAACCAGCTAAGCAAGTAGAAACAAAAGAAGAAGAAAGTGATTTACCTTTCTGAATAGATTACTTTAAAAAAAGAGGTTGGTATGAAGTCAAATGAAGAACTTTGCAAGATAATTCAAGAGCTGTTAATATTAGGTTATACAATACCTGAATTAGCAGACCAGTGGGGTATCAGCAAAACAAATTTAACAAGCAAATATAACATAGTTAAAAACAGAAATAAGTATATAAGAAAAGTTAAATTTCACGGCAAAGAAGAACCTTATCACATTGATGAATGGATGTATGGCTACATACCAACTTACTCTTTTGAAGAACTAAGCTTTAAAGAAAAGCAATTTTATTACAACAATTTAAAACAAAACAACTGATGCTTGAAAAGGAAATTGAATTAACAAACATTCTTGTAAATTCCTTGCTCCAACTCCAGCTGGATCCAATTGATGCACAATTTTAAGGACACTTTCAATTTTCTTCTCATTCGTATATACGTTTTGAGTAAAAGCAAGATCATCCATAATATCACTTAATGCACGACGTATATAGCCACTTTCATCAACACTACCAACTAAAAACTCAGCGATTTGCTCTTCTTCCTCATCCAATCTAAACGTGCTAAGTTGATTCGTTAAATGTTGAGTAAATGAGGTTCCAGAAGCATATGGTACACTTTTGTCCTCATCATCTGCACTATAGTTGTTGGCCTGCATTCTATAGTCTGGGATCTCGTCATCACTTAAATATTCATCTACGTTAATGTCTTCTGCACTTATTGAGTCATTGTCATTATAATCTTCACTGTTATCAAAGTCTTCATCGTACTCATCAGAGGCTTCTTTACCACTCTCAAGTGCTGGATTTTCTTCTAATTCTTGTTTAAGACGTTGCTCAAAAGCTTGCGTAGGTAGCTGTATCAGCTTCATTAATTGTATTTGTTGAGGCGATAACTTTTGAGATAATTTAAACTGTAAATACTGTTTAAGCATTGTATTAATTTGGGTTTTTATAAAAATAAAAAAAACAATCTACATTAATAAGAAACGAAGATTGTTTTATTTATTATTTTCTTTGTATCGAACTATTTAAAATTCAGCATTTTGAGGTGTTCTTGGATAAGGGATTACATCTCTAATATTTGTCATTCCTGTGGCAAACATAACCAAGCGTTCAAAACCTAAACCAAAACCTGAATGCACTGCTGTTCCATATTTTCTAAGGTCTAAGTACCACCATAATTCTTCTTCCGGAATATCAAGTGCAGCCATTTTTTGTTTTAATACATCCAATCGTTCTTCACGCTGACTTCCACCAACAATTTCGCCAATTCCAGGGAACAAGATGTCCATAGCACGAACAGTTTTGCCATCTTCATTTAAACGCATGTAAAAGG